CTTTACCATCATCATCAAGATCCATTCTTACATAACACTCATGTAGTAATACATCTTGTGTAGTTTCATCACCATCAGCTTCTCCATGTGAAAAGTCTATGTTTTGATGTCTAATAAATTTATCTTCTGTAAAATAATCAGGATCACCTGTTGGTAAAGAATCAACTACATCTTTATCATATCCCATTTCAATTAATTCAGTTTTAGTTTTGTTAGTTCTATGACAAACAAAGTTTGCTGAATCAATATCTTTACATCTTCTTTCAATTAAAAATTCTTCAGGTGGTACAGGTTCTATTCTTACCTGACCATACTTTCTAGTTCTATGTATTACAACATCATGTAATTTAATTTTATCTAGTTCTTCTCCTCTATCATCTACGATAGGTTCATCATACTCAGAATGATTTTTTACTTCTACTTCTGAATCTGCAACAAGATCATTAAACTCATCATCTGTTAGTCTTGTATATTCTTCTCTTTCAGTTTTATTTGAGTTATCCCAATATACTTTTAAGATACCATTCTTTTGTATTAATGCATCTTTGAATGCAGAATATAAAGCTGTAAATCCATTGTTCTGTTTATAAAATACATAATTAAGATAGTCAGAACATTGTCTAGCCATCTCCTCATCTTCAGGGCCAACGCCCTCACAACTGAATACATTATCACCAGAAGTAAATATCTTCATTAATGAAGGCATTAAACTTTCTACTGTATCCATAACATCATTAGATATAACTTGAGATCTACCTTCTTGTTCATTACCAAGAGGCATACCTAAATAATATTCTAATGATTTTTTTCGTCTAGCAACTAACTCACCACCAATGTATCCACTAGCGTTGTGTATTTCTCTGCTTACGATTGATAATATTTCTTGTTCTGATTTTTTCATACTACATATTTTGTATCTACATTAATTGGTGCATCCCAGTCAGATGTGTCTATAGGTTCAGATACACATCCATACCTAAAGCTATCAGCTGCGTGTGAGCACCAGTCATGGAGAGGTTTGTTTTTAAACACTTGGTTTTTTTCATCCCATTGTTTTCTATATTGTCGTAATGCATCCAATCCTTGTTTGCACTTTTCTCTATCGAACCAACAATTTTTTAAGGTGTTACGCACAGATTCAATACCATGATCTACTTCAAGTTTAGGTGCTACTTGAAAATCTAATCCTAGCTCTGATGCTACTTCCAATCTAGACTTTCCAGTACCAAGTTCCCTTGCTTGTATATCATGTGGAGCTATATGACAAGAATAAGCATAATCTTTTTCTTTTAATATATCCACATAATGTGCTAATGATTCACCAGAGTTTTCATAGTAATCTATAAGATGTACTTCTTCTCCAACTCTTTGTGAAAACCATATTGCAGTTGAATCTCCTATCCCCAAATCCCACCACGTTTCCACACCTACATGTTCATCTACAGGCACGTAGCCGATTCTCCCATCTTTATCAGCTTTGGTTATTAGTCTACCATAATAACTTCCACTCACTGCTGCTGTAAAAGAACATTCAAACTCTTGTTCATATTGCTCAGGTGTCATAATGGAACGTGCCTGTTCCAGTTCCTCATCTGGAATTACTTTGGTATCTGATGACCGATATAACTTACCATACCAATCTTTATGACCTCTTTGTGCGAAGTCATATACTTCCCAAAACTGATTATGACCCATTGGTGTACCGATAAATAAAACCCAACCTAATTTATCAGCTACAGCAGGTCTAATAATTTCTGTCCATACTCTTGGAGACATAATAGCATATTCATCCAGGACAACTGCATCAAATCCCATACCCCTGATAGAGTCTGGGTTGTCTGCTCCAAAAATTTGTATTCTTGATCCATTGAATAAATCTATCCTTAGTTCTGATTCATTACGACTTCCACCCCAAGTCATTAATGGTCTTGTATAAAATTTTAAATATTCCCAAGCAATTGATTTACCTTGACGATATGTCGGAGCTACGAATGCACATAAAGCTCTAGGTTTTGCTGCTGCTGTTTTAATTAATTCGTTTATAGATAATACTGATTTACCAAATCGTCTATGGCAAACTAGGACACTAAATCTTTTTAAATTTTTATGAACTTCTTGTTGATATTCTCTTGGCTTATAAGGTACTTCTATTATCTTAACTTTCTTTTTGCCATTGGACTTTGATTTCGATTGGTTCATCTGTTCCTATTTTAGAAGTTGTGTTTGCTAGTTTTGGATGAACATAAGGTGCTGCTTTTTCTGCTGCATACATTTTACGTTCAGGCGAACTAGCAGGATTGTTTAACACAGATAATAGGTAATCCAAAGGAGAATGTTGGTACTTTGCTGCCATGTCCTCCATAGATTTCCAAAGTGTTTTAGACTTAGAACCTAATGGTCTACCAGCACCTTCTCTTTTGCCACCATGTTGTTTAATTTTTTCTTCCATTATAAAACAGATAATCCTTTTCTATTAAACTTACGTGTTGCAGTTCTTCTAGCAGGTTGTTCTCCAAGTTCTCTTTTGAATTGTCTAACAATACCAGCACCACCTGCAAATGCTAATGTAAGTGGACTAACTGCTGTTTTCCCTACAAACTTTATACCTTTAACAGTACCTTTTTTAAGAAAGTCCTTAATAGGAGTTTTCTTCTTAGGTGTTTTCATAAAGTTTCTGTCGCCTGCGTATATTTTCATTATTTTTTCTTTTTCTTTTTCATTTTGGATTTAATGATTTTTTCTTGCAATGCTTTTGGTAAAGTCTTTTGCTTTGCTGTAAGCATAGCTTTTCCTGCCATTCTACCTTTCATTAGTATCCTTTCATTTTTTTAACTTTCATACCCTTTTTCTTAGCAGCTTTTTTAGCAGCCATTTTACCTTTTTTAGTATATGGGTACTTTTTCTTTCCAACCATTGGCATAAGTTATCTCCTTAACAAGCCTTGTTGTGCAGCTTGTGCAGCGTTTGGCATAGGCATTTGCATATTTGGTCTTTTGCCCATTTGTTGCATCATTGGATTATTGGCTTGTTGTAATAATCCTTGCTGTTGTTGTTTAGCCACTTCTGGCATTAGCTTTGCTTTAATAATTAAAGCTAACTTCTGAGATTCTTCAGGAGATAGATTAATCATTTGATCTGCTAATTTTTCTAAACTTTTACTCATATTAACAATTCCACTTTCTTAATGATTTATTAATTCTACTATTTGGATCATTAGCTGTCTTTGCTGATGTAAGCTTACGTTTCATGCCTTTCATTCTAGCACAAAAACTAGCTCTACGTTTTGCAGCTTTTGATCCTTTTTTTAATTTAGATGGCTTTGTAGTTACTGCCATTTTGAGCTTAGAACCAGGATTAGCTTTTCTATATGAAGCTACACCTTTCCTATTCAAACCCCCACTTTTGGATTTGCCTTCTTTTCTCTGCCATGCTGGTGTCTTAGCCACTTTTATGTACTTTCTGTATTTTAAACTTAGCTGTTAAAGATGCACCTTTATGTGCTTTAAACTTACCTGAGTGTTTCATTAGATTATAACCACTACCTTTTTTCATCCAATGAAATCCTTTAGGAGCTTTTACTGTTTTCATCATGATTTTCTTTTCTTTCCAGATGCTGTTACTGACCATTTGACTTTTCTTGGGCCAGTTTTTTTACGAGCTTCTGATTTACTTATTCTTCCAGCAACGCTACGAGGTCTGCAAGCAGGGTAAGGACGAGATTTTTTCTCTTTTCCTGATCTACCACATTTTTTGCCTGTTTTGACGTCTCGCCAATCTTCAGCAAACCACTTTCGTAGTCCACCCTTTGCCATTAGTACTTGCCACCACGTTTTTTATACGTTTTAACAAGCCATGCTGATGCGTATGCCGAAGGCCAAACTTTAAATTTACGTTTTGCCTCAGATTTTACTCTGTTATATAGTGCTTTGTTCTTTGGAGTTGCCATAATTATATAAACTTCTTTGCGTATTCTAAGATTTTAGTCTTTTTTCGAAATTTTTTAGATTTCAAATCTTTTGTAAACTGTTCTTTTTTAGCTAATTGTTTTTTAATGTCAATTTTAAAGACACTATAAGGTACTTTTTTCATCTTCCTTGCCTATTGTACTTTTTAAAACTACGTTTTTCGGATTTGTTCATGCTTTTTTTGTGTATTCTAATCCTTTTCTTAGGTTTAGGTCTTGGTACAAAATGAACAAACTTCTGCCTAGCCATTAGTCGTCATCAAATATGTCGTAACCAATAGCTCCAGCGATCGCAGCAGACGTTTTAGGATTATTTTTGGCTAATTGCTTGCCTTTTCTATATCCTTTATGTAATTTCTGCTGTGCTCCTGTAATAGCTGAGCTAGTTTTGGTAAAACCCTTCTTAGCTGCAAAGTCTGCAGCCATTTGTGAGCTTTTAC